TTTGCTAACTTGTCATGCTCAGTATTTCTGTTTGCAAGTTGATCGGTAATAGTTTGAATTTCCGATTCCAGATCTCTGATTTGTCGTTGACACCCAGAGATGTGAGTATTGTTTTTAGAAATGCCATGCGTTAATTTAGTAATCTCCTTAGATAAAGTTGTAAAATGACGCTCTCGTTCTTCTTGCTCTTTAATTGCCACCTCCAGTTCTTTATAACCAGACTGCAACTCTTTTACTTTATTTTGAGCGTCATCAATCTTATTTATTCTAAACTCCTCCTCGATTGATTGGGTACATGTAGGACATGTTACATTATCAGTAAAAAACTCATACTCTTTAGTAATCGTTGATACCTTATTAGAAATCTTACCTTTTAATCCAGCCAACTTACGAAGTTTTTCTGTAGCACCAACACTCTGCTCTCGCATCTGTGTATATCCTACTACTTCACCTTCATAAAATTCATTATCCTTTATTAACTTTACTACAGATATATCTAGTTCGTCAATCTTATTATTCTTTTCTTCTATAGTTTCTTTTCCTCTAGACTCTACCTCTTCAATAAAATGCTCTTGCATTTTAACTTTATCAATAAAAGATTGTTTCCTATATTCTAATGACCTTATTTCATCTCTACATGAACGAATCTTTTCTTTAATAATAATATTCATTGAAGAAAAGATTTTAATATCTAAAAGGTCTTCTACAACTTCTCTCCTACTAGATATTGGCAATTGCATAAATGGAACAAAATTACTACTACCCAGAATAATAATCTGTGTAAATGATTTATAATTCATCTTCAACACATTCTGTTCCAACCACTTTTGTTGATCTATCACAGAAGATGATTGATCCAACAACTTTCCATCTTTATAAATCTTAAAAATGTTTGGTTTAATACCTCTTACAACTTTCCATTTAGTTGAATTTACTAAAAACTCAATCTCTACCAAACAATCATTCTCATTAGTAGTATTGATTAATTGTGATTTGTTTATACGTCTAAAAGACTTTCCATACAAAACAAAAGTTAGCGCATCTAAAATAGTACTCTTCCCAGATCCATTACTACCAATAATCAAAGTAGTTGAATCCTTATTAAGTTCCACCTCTGTAAAGTGGTTCCCGGTACTTAACAGGTTGCGCCATCTAATCTTTTCAAATATAATCATGTTTCACATTCTCTAAAGGAACGACAATATCATTCTGAGTTATAATTGCATATTGATGTCCATGCACTTCACAAGTTTTTATCATAACATCATCTTCAATTTCAATAACATTCATTTCGGGATAATTAAGGTCTTCTAATTGTAAAGCATATCGTATTGCATCATCTTCTTGCTGAAANATATACAATACTTGTTCATTATCATCATCAGATACAGAATATGCACCTTCTTTTTCTTTACCCTTAATTGCCAAAATATACATCAAACTAAATCCAATGCCTCCTGATAAACTTCTCTAACCATAGATTGGATTAATGATTTATCTAATTCAATTTCCGATTCCTCTATATATCTATCTAAAATAGAAATAGTATCCTCAGATTCTACTGAATCATCATCATTTTTATCATACCATCCAGAGAAATCAAAGTTTTCAACTATCTTAAGCTCTGATACATTAATAGAATATAGCTTATCAATAAATCTTTCAAACTTATCAATATCATCTTTTTGACGTACAATAACCTTAACTATCTTATTCTCATAAGGTCTAGCATCAAATAACTGATAATCAATGTTATCATAAAAAATAACATTAAATATTCTATGTGGATTATTTACTGGTGTATGTTCAAGTGTTTGTGTATCAAAGATATGAAAACCCCTATCATCACTCACATCAGTCCAATACATTTCATAAGGATTACCGAGATAAAATATAGAGTCGTCATTAGATCTTGTGTGATAATGTCCAGAAAATACTTTTTTAAATTTTTTAAATATTTTAGGTTCCGTACCATGGTCCATTGTAATCTGACTATTGACACGAAACCCATTTAATTCAAGATGACCCATAGCTACAGTACTATTTGTTTTATTAATAGAACTGATAGTACTCTCTTCATTCTCTTGATTAATCCAAGGAATAAAAATAGTTTTTAACTTATCTAATTTTACTTCTGTGGCTTCAGAATAAACACTTATATTATCATACTCATTTAAAAGTAAATCTAAACCATTTACTCTATTGGTATTTTTATAATAAGTATCATGATTACCAACAATCAAATGTAATTCAATACCCCTATCCCTAAGAGGATTAAATACAACTTTTCTTGACCAAGAAAGAGCAGAAAAATCTATACCTTTTCTACTATCAAACACATCGCCCATATGAACAACTGTTTTAATACCTTCTTTGTCTATAGTTGGAAAGAAAATTTCCTCATAAAATTTCTCAAAATAATCATGAAATAATTTAGAATTTTTTCTACACCCAAAATGACTGTCGGTAATAATNNCAANCTTCATAGATCAACATACTTATCATTTTCTGGAGGAACAGGACTATCTAAAGGCCTTTCCTTATCTTTCCAAAAATCAATATGAGCTCTTGTTACATCCAGACAAGAAGATTCCGTTGGTGCAAGAATAATAGCTTTTCCATTAATATCATAAGATTCATAAAGACCATTAAACTTATGAAGAATGGTAAAAGAATTGTCATATAATTTTTCAGTATTCATTGATAACGAAGCTTATTGTGAACATTATCTTTTATGCTGTTGTAATCAGAATAATTTAATGAGTCAAGGTCATTTGCATCAAATACTTCATCGAAATTTGTCTTTTCTAAAATCTTATTCTTAATCTCCAATTGCTTTTTCTCCTGAGAAATTCTCCTCAAAAAAGCATAGTAGATAATCTGGGTAAAGTATGCAAATGGATTCTTACTTTTCTCTGTATCAAAATTATGAATATATCTCACACAATTTTCAATCCCATCACAAATCATATCATCCTTAAACATATAGTTCACAAAGTTAGGCTTGTATGATAGATGATTAGCGATCTTCAAGAAGCATTCACCAATATAACGAGGAATAACTGGCTTTGTTCTTCCTTCCAATTCCGCTTTTTCAATATCAAAAAAGTATGCCTCTAAAGCTAAAAGAAACTCTTTATTATTAACATAATGTTCTGATCTCTTAACCTTTCTCATAGTAGTATAACCTAAAGACATGACTTATAATGTATCATCTATATATTAAATTATAACATACCATTTACGATTTAGTCAATGACTTGACAAAGATCTCAAATATCACTACAATAGGTTTGTTACAAATGAAGGGCAGGTCTAGGTCTTACTAAGTCACTTAGGTAGAGTTCTTGAAATTATACATTTTCTCTAGAGATTTCTTGGCATCATTAACATTACCAATATGACCCATATTTCTATTAAGCTTAGTTCTACTACTTTTACTGACCCTATTAATATAATCCTCATAGTTAGTAATCATTTCAATATCAGATGATTCACTCATAGTAAGAACCTCATCAATATTAATAACAAACATATCTTCTCTAGTAGTCTTTAGCCAAGGTTCAAATTTATAAGCAGTAATATTACCTCTTGATTTTACTTCTTCTATCATAATTGGATGAGATATTAATAACATAATCCTATCTTCTTCCTCTGAAGGTGATACTTTACAAAATACCTCTTCACCATTTTTAAATTTTATAGTTGAATAGAATTCGCTTTCTATCATATTTTTTTCTCCTATTTTAGTCTTTTATATTAATGGAAAGAATATCATAATTAAATTGTTCTTGTGCATAAATTTTTACACGTTCAATAAAATGATTTAATGTATAATTTTTTCTATGACCTAAAGTTAAGTCATCTGCTATATCATATAGTTTCGCTTTTGTTTTAGAATTCCCCTTTCTTAGGACTCTACCAATACTCTGAAGATTTCTAATTCTAGATTTAGATGGTGATGCAAATATTAAGTTATGAAGATTCTTTATATTAATACCAGTAGAAAATGTTCCATAAGATGCAACGATTATGGCATTATTTTCATCTTCAGTAATTTCTCTAACTAACTCTCTATTTTTAGCATCTACTCCACCATGGATAAAGAATACTTTCCTGTCACTATGTACTTCACTATTTATCATATCATAAAGTATCTGTCCATGTTTTTCTACTCTACTATAAAGTAGTAAACTATTACCATCTAAACCAACAGCAAGTTTAGTAATGAAATTATTTCTATTTTCATTACCAATAAGGAATTGTATTTCATCCTCATAATTATCAAACTTCTGTGGTTTATATTTAAGAATTAAACATTGAATATCTAATTTGGATAGATGTCCTTGATCAATAAGTTTCTTTGTTTGGGTCACTTTATATGATGGACCAAACAATCCCTCTAACACCCACTTATGAGTCTGTGTTCCATCTAAAGTTCCGGTAAACCCATATCTATACTTGGCGTGATGAAGCTTATCCATGATTGATACAAGAGACTTACTTTTAAATAAATGAGCCTCATCACCAATAACAACATCATAATCTTCAAAGAAACTTCTTTCTAAATTATATACAGATTGCCAAGTGGTAATGGTTACAGAATGTTCATTTGTTTTTTCTTTACCANAATATATTTTATGACAATGATTTTCTACATCCCAACCATAGTCCTCAAAGTCTTTATACATCTGTTCCACAAGAGAAGTTGTTGGAACTACTAATAATATTTTTTGTTTCTTTGCAATAAAAAATCTTACAACAGAATAAATCATTAATGATTTTCCTGATGCAGTAGGGCTAATTAATAACTTTCTATTATATCTAAGAGCATCATATACCGCATCAATTTGATAATCTCTAACCTTCATAGAAGGAACAAGATTATTCATATAATCTTTAACACCATCCCTGCTTACAAAATCATTAACTTCAAATGGTGCACCATAATACTTATTTTCTACAAACTGATAGGTATAATAATTATTTTCTGCAAATGCTATTAATTTATCCAAAAGACCTACATAAAGTCTTTTGTTTTGCAAGTTAAACAGACGAATACGTCCGTCCCAATATTTCTTTCTATACTGGGGCATAAATTTTGCACCAGGA